GGTCTTAGATATAGGCAAGAAGAAACCTAAAAATGGTTCGGCTGATGAAACTCTTCGATTCTGGAAAGCAACCCCAGATAGTGATATTCCCCCCTCGCTCGGTGAAGGATCTGAGGTTGATGAAGGTAAAAAAGTTGCTCTGCAATGTCAAGAATGTGGTAAGAAATTCTCAAAGGAGAAACCTAATTCAAGTACTAAATGTCCAAAATGTAAATCAACAGATATTGATTTAGATTATTCTAAGAAAGAAGAGATAACTACAGGTCCAGATATAGATATGAACCCAACTGGAAAACAAGGTAAAGAGATGGGTTGGAAAAAGGACAAGAAGAAAAAGAAACTTGGAGAGGCCCGGAAGTATGAAACCTTCAGTGTATCCGATGACTGCTTCCATAAGTTTAGGCACGGAAAAGTAAAGTTTGAACGATGGTCAAAATATTTGGATTTGAAAGATGAATCCCAGAAAAAGATTTACGATTGGGCCAAACGTAATCATAAAGGAGTTATGGTTCTTCATAATGCAACAACTGGACAGGTTAGAGGTATTCGATATAATCGTACAGGTGGTGGACAATGGGGTAAGTTGTCCAGAATAAAAGAACAGTTTCTACAGGGCAATGATAGTTTTTCGCAATTAAATGAAGATGTACTTGATATACTTAAAAATATTGCGAAAAATAAACAGAATCAAAATGTGAAATTCAAAGATAAAAAAACAGCATCAGTTGATCATTTTACAGCCAATGCTATGGTAGAAGTGTACAATGCAATCAACAAAGATAATCAGTCTAAGTTTAAAGAAATGATTAATAAAAATCTACAAGGATTTCTGGCAATGCAATCCTTTGCCATGAAGCAAACTAAATGAGTGTAGAGTCAGATGTTGAGGTACTTAAAACTCAAGTTAAACAAATGCAAGATGGTTTTGATGACCATGTTAATCAAAATAGAGAAGACTTTAAAGAAGTCCATTCTAGGATGACTACCATGCAACGAGAAATAAATCAGGAAATTAACTTGACTTTTGAAAAATTATATGATAAACTAGAGGATAACAGTAGAGAAATAGGTGGTCTAGAGAAATGGAAATGGACTGCCGGGGGCATTCTAATTGCTCTTACTTTTGCAATGACAGCCCTCCAAACATTTGGAGCGCTTCAGTAACACACCTTTTATATTATGAGTTATGTTGATCAAAAGTACATAAATTTATGTACATCAAGAGTCGAAAAGTTCAAAAGGGTTAGAGATAATCTCTGGAATTTTCGATGTCCAGTATGTGGTGATTCCCACAAAAGAAAAGATAAAGCTAGAGGGTACATTTATAAGAAGAAGAGTTCTTTCTTTTTTAAATGCCATAATTGTAGTGCGGGCCATACATTTAATACTTTTCTCAAGTCCCTAGACCCTATGCTTCATGCAGAGTATCTAGTAGAGAAATATAAGAACAATGAGACTCAGAAGAATTCCCCAATTCCAAGTAAGGTCCCTTTCAAATTTGAGGCGCCAGTATTTAACAATCCATTAAAGAAACTTCAGAGTTTTGATACTATAAAGAAACATCCAGCTTTTGCATATATAAAAAATAGGAAAATTCCACCGAAACATTGGGACAAATTATATCTTGCAGACAAGTTTTATGAGTGGTCTAGAACAATGTTTCCTGAAAAATTTAAGAGTATAAATATAGATTATCCACGACTAGTCATTCCCTTTTTTGACAAGTCCGGAAAAATGTTCGCTTTCCAAGGTAGAGCCTTCGGCAAAGAGGAACCAAGATACATCACCCTAAAATTAATAGAAGACAAAGAGAAAATCTATGGACTGGAACGCATTGATTATGATTCTCATGTGTATGTCGTTGAAGGACCTTTAGATTCTCTTTTTATAGACAACTGTTTGGCAGTTGCCGGTGCCGATTTAGATTTAGTTAATTTGGAACCTAGTACAACTACGGTAATTTATGATAATGAATCTAGAAATCAGCACACTGTAGATAGAATGCATAAATCAGTTGATAAGGGTTATAATATTGTAGTATGGCCTAGTGATTTAAATTATAAAGATATTAACGATATGGTGCTTGCGGGGTATCTTAACATCAAAGGAATTATAGATACCCACACATTTAGTGGTATGCAAGCTTATTTAGAAATTAACAAATGGAAGAGGATATGAATTTACCAACAGAATACCAATCATTTATTCACCTATCACGTTATGCAAGGTGGGATTATAGTGTTAGTCGTAGAGAATTATGGGAAGAGACAATCAACAGATATTTTGATTTTTTCAAAGAACATTTACAGGAAAATTTTAATTATACCTTAGATGAGGAAACGCATATAGAACTCAAAGAGGCCGTACTCAAATTAGGAGTGATGCCGAGTATGCGATGCTTAATGACAGCTGGAGAAGCATTGAAACGAGAAAATGTCGCAGGGTACAATTGTTCGTATGTTAAAGTGGATTCCCCAAGGTCGTTTGATGAAATTTTATACATACTTATGAATGGTACAGGGGTAGGATTTTCAGTTGAAGAAAATTATGTTAACAAATTACCTGTTATTGCAGAAGAATTTTATGAGACAGAAACTACAATTGTAGTTAGAGATTCCAAATTAGGATGGGCTAAATCTTACAAGGAACTTCTAGGTATGCTGTGGATGGGGCAAATTCCAAAATGGGATTTAACAAAAGTTAGACCAGCCGGATCACCTCTCAAAACCTTTGGTGGTAGAGCCTCAGGACCAGAACCACTAGAGGATCTTTTTAATTTTACAATAAGTATTTTTAAAAATGCAAAAGGACGAAAACTCAAGTCGATTGAGGCGCATGATCTTGTATGTAAAACCGCTGAAATCGTTGTGGTTGGGGGTGTTAGGAGAAGTGCTCTTATTTCTCTTAGTGATCTTAATGATAGAGAAATGCGATTCGCTAAATCTGGACAGTGGTGGGAGCAAAATGTACAACGATCTTTAGCAAATAATTCGGTTGGATATACCGAAAAACCAGATGTGGGTACATTCATGCGAGAGTGGTTATCCCTTTACGATTCTAAATCAGGAGAACGAGGAATCTATAATAGCGTATCGGCTAAAAGAACTACAGAAAAATTAAACCAAGAAAAAGATAAAGATGGCAATAACATTATTCGGCGAGAAGCCAGATCGGATTTTGGCACAAATCCTTGCAGCGAAATCATTCTACGGTCACGAGAATTCTGCAACCTTACTGAATGCGTCATTAGAAGACGGGACACTATTGAATCTCTCAAAAAGAAAGTTCGGCTTGCAACTATCCTTGGAACATTTCAGTCCACCCTCACTAATTTCAAATACCTTACAGGAGAATGGAAACGAAATTGCGATGATGAGAGACTTCTTGGAGTTTCACTCACCGGAATCATGGACAACCCCATTACTAATGGACGAACTGGAGGATTAAATAAAAGATTACAAGATTTAAAAAATGAAGCAGTTAAGACTAATATAGAATGGTCTAAAAAACTTGGGATTAATCCTAGTTCTGCTATTACTTGTGTTAAACCATCTGGTACTGTTAGTCAACTTGTTGATAGTGCATCAGGTATTCACGCAAGGCACAATCCTTATTATATTAGGACAGTGAGAGGTGATAATAAAGATCCTATCACCAAGTTCATGAAGGCGGAAGGGTTCCCCTATGAACGAGATATTACTAAACCAAACCATACTACGGTATTTTCATTTCCAATGAAATCTCCAGATGGTGCTATTTGCAGACAAGATATGACTGCATTGGAGCAATTAGATCTATGGAAGGTGTATGCTGATAATTGGTGTGAACACAAGCCTTCTGTTACGATCTCCGTCAAGGAAGATGAGTGGGTCGGTACTGCATCATGGGTATATGATAATTTTGATGACATTAGTGGAATTTCTTTTCTTCCCTTTAGTGAGCATAGTTACAAACAAGCTCCGTATCAAGATTGTACAAAAGAAGAATATGAAGAAGTGGTGAAAAATATGCCCAAGAAGGTAAACTGGTCAAAACTTTCTGATTATGAACAGAAGGATTATACTGTAGCATCACAGGAATTTGCGTGTGTAGGCAATTCATGTGAAATTATTGATTTACCAATAGCAGCATGATAGTATATGATATAGAATGCCAAGAATGCAATGCAACTTGTCTAGTAAAACATAATCTAAATACTTCCAGATATGATGTATCTCACTGCCCTATTTGTGGTGGTGAGAATATTGAACTGGAAGAATATGAAGAAAACGAAGATTGGGATTGATTACAGCATGACCTCTCCCGCAATCTGTATAGGTGATAGTACCTATTCAGGTTGCAAAATTAGATATTTAACTTCAATTAAAAAATTCGCCAAGTCTTATCTGGATGATAAGATTGTGGGTACTTATTTTGGTACTTGGCCTTCAGACGAATTTAGATTTGATTACATCTCTAATTGGATTTTGACTCAGATACCTTCAGACTCAGATGTTATTCTTGAAGGATACGCATTTGCAGGTAAAGGAAAAGTGTTCCATATTGGCGAGAATACTGGACTACTTAAGCACAAATTGTATAAGGCAAATATTCAGTTTTATACACCAACTCCCACACAAATAAAGAAGCAGGCTACGGGGATGGGTAACGCATCCAAGACTGATATGTATCTTGCATTTGTCGATTTGACTGGTATAAAACTTGCCGAAGAATTGGGCTGTACTCCAGAGTCAAATCCACTTTCAGATTGTATAGATTCGTTTTTTATTCATAGATATTGTAAGAAGAAAAAGAGCTAATGAATAATCCCATATTACAAGTGATTGGAGGCTTGATCATTTTTTACATAGGACTCAAGATGTTCGCTGGGGGTATGAAGAACCTTGGCAATATTGATCACCTTCAATGGTTTCTAGGAAATCCGTATTGGATGTTCGCCGGGTCTATTGTGCTTACTATTCTTTGGCAATCATCATCATTGACTACAA